TGCCACCCGTCGACGATCCCCATCGGCGGATCGCTGCCGTCGCCCTTCAGCCAGGTGCAGCAGATCCCTGTGGTGCCGTCAGGCCCGCGGCCCGGCGGCTCGAACCACACTGGCGCCTGCCGGCTGGGACCCTCGCCGGCCAGGCCGGCCAGGCCGCAGGACGACAGGTGCTCGTCGCCGGCGGGAACGCCCCGCCGGCCCGGGAAATACAAAATGAAGTGCATCGCTCAGGGGGCCCCCACGGAGCCGCCCTGCTCGTCCAAGAAGTACAGTTCCCCGCGGCAGATAATCTTGTCCTGCAGATGCGCGGCCTCGCTCACGTCCACGTGGATCAGTTCAAAATAGCGCTGGCCGAAGAGGCTGGCGGTGTCTCCGCGGGCCAGAATGATCGTGCCCGTGGCCAGTGCCGAGCTGCTGCCGCGGCTGACGATCGTGCACGTTGATCCGTTGCTCGCCGTCCCGCCGCTCGACAGATCGAGCACCGGCGTCCCGTCGCGCGTGGCCGCGATCTTGAACCGCACGTGATCGGCGACCGCCATCGCCTCCTGCGTCTTGCCGTCGCTACCGTTGATCCGCGCGCTCCAGGTCAACACCTCGGCCCGCCCGGCGACGACGTCGACTCTCCCGTTATTAAGCGATAACGCTGTCATGCTTTCAGCCCACCGTTAATTCTTGACCAACCCCACGTGCCCGCCCCGCTCGAGGATGCCGATTTGGCCGCCGCGCGCAAGCAACCCCACGTGCCCGCCCCGCTCGACGAGTCCGCCGGCGGGCCACTGGCCAGGTTCAGCCGGCGCCGACACCACAGGCCGCAGCACGTGAGCCTCCTCGGGCCGACGCCCGAGCAGTCGCCGCCGCTGGCCAAACGGCTCGGCATCCCAGCCGTTGACCAGCTCCCAGCCGTTGATCAGTGGCACCGTGAGCCGATTCAAGACCAGTGCCGAATCGGGTTTGGCCGGCGCTGGCTGCCTGGCGGGCTTGCCTGTTACCAGTTCCCAGCCGTTGACCAGGCCGGCCACGGGGATGATCGTTGGCACCACCAGCAGCGTCTCGAGCTGCCGCGGTTTGGCGAGCTGTCGCGGGTATATCGGCTTTTCGTCCAGCAGGAAATCTGCCGGCAGGATAACCAGACCGCCGACCCTTGACGCGATGATCTGGCGCTGACGGGGCCGCGGCGGGGGAGCCGTAGCCAGCTCGCTGAATACGACGGCTTGAGCTGGGGCAGCGGGCGCAAACGGCAGGCCGTTTTCGATCATCGGCCGGCGGGTCACGATCCGCCGTGAAAGCTGCTCTTCGATCGGCAGGCTGTTTGGTGTCGCGGCCAGCGCTGCCATCGATGCCGCCTGTGAGACGATGATCTGGCGACGCCGCTTCGGTGGCGGCGGGCTGGTCACCACTTCGCCAACGATGAGCTGCTGCTGCGCTGCAGGCGCAAACGGCTCGGTGCTCTGCTTGTAGTAGATCGTGGCCATCAGCTTATGGGTATGAACTTGTTGCCGGCCGGGGTCATGGTCAGCCCGGTGTTACCGCCGCCTGCTAGCTCACCGTGCGTTAGGTAGCTCAGGACGACGCGGCCCGGCTCGCCGTTCGACCCCGCCCCGGTCCCGCCGTTACCCGCGGGCGACGCGTAGTGAATCGACCCGGTCCCGGCGGCCGTGGCCCCGCTGGCCTGCGTGCTGGTGGTCTCGGTGACGCCCGACACGTCGTTGCTGCCTCCGCCACCGCCGCCGGCGTTGCGGTTGCCCGAGCCACTCGACCCCTCGCCTCCGCCGCCCCCGTGGTGCCCGGCGCCGCCACCGCCCCCGCCGCCGTCGGAGTTCGCCGTCGAGCCGCCCGCGCCGCCCTGGTTCGCAGACTCGGCCGCGCCTCCCGCGAGCCCGCCACCAGTCGTGGCGTCCGTCGTCGCGTTGCCGCCGTCGCCGCCGAACCTTGTGCCGTCTGTGTCACCAGTCTCCCCGTCGCTGGCCGTGCTGCCTCCCGTGCCGCCCGCGCCTCCAGCGCCAGACTGACCACCCGATCCGCCGACACCCGGCCCGGTACCACCCGTGCCGTTGCTCCCGGTGCCGCCCGTGCTCCCGCCTCCCGCCCCTCCAGCGCCCCCAGTTCCGCCGCCGCCTGCACCGCCGCCCGCGCCGGCGATGAGCAGGTACGTCGAGCCGTTCTTGACGCAGCTGAACCCGCCGCCGCCCGCGCCCGCGCCGGTCGTGCCGCCCGTGCCGCCCGCGCCGACTATGACCGTCAGCGACGATATGCTCGTGACGTCCAGGTTGCCCTTGACGTACCCGCCACCGCCGCCGTCCGGTCCGTTAGTCGCGCCGCCGCCGGCCGCCCAGCACTCTATGGTCAGCGCGCTGCCGGCGAAGTTCTCCGGCTTGTTCCACGTCGTGCCTGTCGTCGCGCTGGAGTACACGTCTCTCATACGATCAGCACGTCGCTCGACTCGAACAACACGACGGGATTAGCGGCCACACTCGCCTCAACGTAGAACTCTGTCCGCCACTCCATCTGCTGAAATACCCAGGTATGCTGCTGGTTGAACTGCTTGCCGTCCTGTTCCCTGATGCAGAACGTGGAGCCGGCGAACATCACATCCGCCTTGTCCATGTAGGAAGAGTCGCCAGTCTGTAAAGCCACCCAGGCGTACATGCCGCCGATTAGGTTGTTCAGCACCGGCGAGCCAGTCAGGTTTAGGCCGGTCTGCGTCTCCGCCGGGTTGAGTTGGTAGCCCATGCCCATGTTGGCTGCATCCCAGGCGTTGTCCCACAAATAGTCGCAAGCTGTTTGCAGGGCCGGCAGGCAGCGTGAGTCGCCGGACGTCTCCCAGTCCTCGATCAGCGCGCGGGCCAGCAGGCCGATCATGAACGGCGAGAACTGCACGTCGACGCCGACCCAGTCCTCGTCCACGAAGAAGTAGTCCAGCATGGCATAGGCCCAGTCGCGGCACTGCGCCAGCCTCGCCGTGCGCGGCGTGAAGCCGGCCTTCGCGGCGTAGGTCAGTCCGTCGATGTGGTAGGCCAGCTCCCTGATCAGCGCGGGGTCCGACAGGTTGTCCCCGTCCTGCGACCAGACAGGCAAGTTGCAGAGGTCCTCGACCATGTCGAGGGAGGTCACTTCGGCCCGCACCTGATAGTCGCGGTAGGGGCCGCGCACGAAATACTTGTAGCCGGGGAGGTCGTCATAGGGGACGTAGTAGGCCGCGTCGAGGACCGTGAGCTGCTGCCAGGCCGCGGTGTTGTACGGCTCGGCCGCGCCCAGGTAGCCGCCGATCTCGTAGAACACCCAGGTGCCGTCGTAGTAGTACGACCCGTCGTCGGCCTCGGATATGATGTTCTGCGCCCCGGCGCTGCCGTTGCCGTTGGCCTCCCAGTCAGCGTAGTAGGTGGCGATGTCGGCGACGTATGGCGCGACGGCGTTGATCAGCCGCGAGTCGAACAGCACCTCGCACGGCAGGGGCTTGACGCCGGCGGTGCCGGCCGGGTGGACGGCCACGCCGAGCATGACGCGGACGGCGGCCCCGGCGAAGGTCCACGAGAAATCGCCGTTGGTGCTGTTCGTGGAGACGTTGAGCGGCCCGAAGTTGAACCCCTCGGTTGTGATCTGTAGCACTTCCGTCTGGTCCCCGCCCACGCCAGACGGGTCGCCCTCGATGACCGTGATAGCAAAGTCGCCGCTAACGAAATCGACGCTCAATGACGGCGTGGTGGTGGACGCGCTGGATTCGGAAGCTGGGTCGCCGTAGGTCGCCACGTCCTCTGCACCGTTTAGGCAGAACGCCGCGCCGGCGACCTCGTAGCTGCCGGCCACCTTCGTGTAGGCAACCTCGACGGTCAGCGTGCCGACAGGTGGGTTCGGCATGTACCAGGCCATCAGGCCGTAGTCCTGCGCGGCGTAGTGGAGCGGGATCATCAGCTCGCCGTCGACGATGGCCGAGCGCGGGGCGTCGTTGTCGATCGCGGCATGGAAGAACACCAGCAGGACGCGGTTAGATCCGCTGACCTCGATGTCCCACGACACGGGCGGGTCGGGGTTGTACGGCCCAGGGTCGGGCGGGACGTAGGTGCTGGTGTGCGCGATCGTGACGGGCATCAGATTACCAGGATGTCGGTGGACTGGATCAGTACCGGCGTCGGCGCGTCCTCCGCGGCCTGAAACGCCAACGCCCCGACGGTCACGCCGTCGTGGCCGGCGTTCTGGAGCGTCGAGCCCGCCGCGCCCGTCACCTTGTGCCCCGCCCGCACCCAGGCCAGCAGCCCGGTCGTGGCATGAGTCGCCGCAGCCGGGTTGGCTATGGCGTAGGCGACGCCAGCAGCCGAAGTCTCGGACTGGCCCTTGAACGCCGCCCACTTGGCAAATGTGCGCGTAACATCCACGAACGGGTCAGCGCTGATCGTCCCGTCGTTGGCTCCGACTTGCGCGTTCGGGTAGTCGTCGTTCAGGGAAATCTTTACGCCGTCGTAGCCGGCGACGCTCCCTTGCGACGTGGACGTGTTGTAGACACAAGTACCGAGTGACGCATTCCGGAAGTAGTTGTGAGTCGCCAGCGTCACGGCGTCCACGGCAGGCGTGCCCGCGCCGACATCCCTGATCGCGGCGATGTAGTTGCCGGTAGTCGATCCGTATATCAGGTTAGACCGGCAGGCTGTTAGCTGGCCGGCGTAGCTACTCTCCGTCTCGCTCATCCCGATCAGTCCCTGCTCCGATGTGCCGACTATCGTGTTGTGGTTCACGGTGAAGCTGCCGGACGTTACTGCCGTGCAAGCCAGCAGCTTGCCGGCAGCGGCGTTGCTCTTGCCAAGGGAGATGTTGCCGGTGAGCGTGCAAGTGCCGGAAGTGACGGGGTACGAAGCGATATCACCGCCGCCGTCGTGAGTATCCGCCTCGAACACCGAGTTCGTGACGCTGACGTTCGCCGCGCTTGGGTTGATGTAATGGACGTTGGAAGTTGTAAAGAGCGAGAAGAAGTAGCAGCCGGTCGTGGAACCCCACAGGCTCTGGTCCACGCAGTCCCAGATGATGTTGCCGGTGAAGTCGCTCGCCGAGTCCCACGAGCTGCTGCCGGCGATGTAGGCGCGCGGGAGGACGTTGTTGCTGAACACCGTCCCGGCGTTGTAGATCTGCAAAGACACGTAGGCGTCGAAGCCGTTGGTGTCGATCAGCCAGTCCGACGCGGACGCGCCGAACAGCAGGTCGAACTCAGCGCAGCACGGGAAGCCGGCCACGTCGATGGTGACTGACGTGGCGAACACGTTGCCCTGGAAGGTGAAGTCGTGCTCATTCGTCCCGCGGTTCCTGTAGTTGCTGTCGGTGAACGTGCAGTTAGTGATCGACACGGGCGACCCGCTCCGCGTCCCTACTCCCCACTGGGTCGTCGTCCCCATGTCCTCGAAGTCGCAGTAGTCAACCGTCTGGAACCCGCTGCCCACGAAGTTCGGCAACTCGGTGTGCGTGCCGAGTCCGCCGCTGCTCTTGTCCGTCCGCACCGCGCAGCGGGAGCCTGACGAGCCGGAGATATAGATCAGGCCGGAGCTGTCTGTGTTCTTGAACTTGTACTGCTGGCCGGAGGGCGGCAGGAACGTGAGCGACGAGCCGGCGTCGAGCTGCAAGTAGGTGGCGTCGCCGAAGGAAGGCCCGTCGAAGAACAAGTCGCCCTTGATGATCACGTCGATGCCGTCGTCTATCGTGAGCGTCTTGTCGGCGGCACCGAACGCGAACGCCGCCGTGCCGTCAGTGCTGGGGCTGCTGCCGAATGTCGTGTTGGCGTCGAAGTTGTTGTTGTGGCTCCCGGTCAGCGTGTCGGTCGTTCCGAGCGCGGTCGAGCCGTCCAGGTTGGTCCCGGTGACGTTGGAGATCGCGCCGTCTGCGGTAGTTGTGCGTGCTGCCATTAGTCGGGGTACTTGATGAGGTTGCCGATCAGGTCGCCGTAGCCGTACTTGCCGAAGCCGGCGTGCATCCGTGGAGAATCTTCCAGGTAGCAGCCGACGACTTCGTAGCGCCCGGTCGGCGGCTCGATGTCGCAGTCGATGAACGCGCAGCCGGCGTAGCACTTGCCGGTCGTCGGGACCGTCTCGCGGTAGTAGATCGTGCCCCACTCGATGTCGAGCGTGGGGTCGGGGACGTGCCGCCACTGCCACATCCAGTCCACGACCCACAGCCGGGACGGCAGGTCTGGGCACTTGATGGTCGCGTGGCGCGGAGAAACGTCGCGGCGCAGCAGCTCGTCCAGCGGAGACCGCTCGACCGCCGGCACATACTCGAGTTGCCTGACTAGCTGCGGCATCACTTCCCTCTCAGCACGCAGTCCAGATCAGGCACTGACACCGCCGTCAGGCGCGGGGCCAGGAATAGTCGTCCCGCCTCGACGTTCTCGAGCCGCTGCTCCCACGGCACGCACTCGCCGCACCGCGGGTCGCGGCAGATATAGCCACAGCACCGCCCGCAAAATCCGCCCGCCATCTCGCCGCCGAGCGACCTGGTGGGCGCCTCCCATACCCGCTGGCAGTGGCAGCAGGTGTAGAGATTCAGCTCGATGACCTGGCCGTCGGGCCAGCACTCGATCGAATATCCGTGAGGCGTCAGGAGTGACATTAGTTGAGCCCATCCGACAGGCAGCAGGTCAGGCCGACGGCGTTCAGGCCCAGCAGGTAGGCGGTCCACACCTGTTGGCTGATGCGCAGCTCTGCCGGCGGCTCGCCGACCACCCGTTTGATGCGGGCGATGGAGTAGGCGACAGCCGGCTCGCTGAGCGAGCGTTTTTGCCACGACGCATCGGTGCTCACGAGCTGCTGGAAATTCCGCAGCCCGTCGAACACGGCCACGACGCATGGCCCCACCAGCACGACCTCGTCGTCGCACAAAAACGCGATCGGCCGCTTGGAGAGGGCGCGGCCCGCGGCGGCTTCGGCTTTCCAATACGGGTCGTATTTTTCCTGGGCCGTATGTTCGGCCAGCAGCCTGTCGCGTTTTTCGAGCAGCGTCATGGTTGAAACTCGGGTTGAGTGGGTGGGCTCATCACGCCGAGCGTGATGGCTACGGACTCAGGACTCCGGACTATTCCCGCCACCGCACGACGGCCGATAACTGCAGTGCTGCGGTGACCGCCGCCATTTTGGCCGCAATGCCGTTGGACGCCGTCGCCGCGCCGGCCAGTTCGCGGCCGTCCTCGAAGTAAAAGTCTTTCGAGGCCCGCTGGTTGATGTCGGTGTCGATGAAAAACGTCGAGCCATACGTCGGCTCGGCGGAGTGCGTGATGCCGGCCGTGCAGACGGCGGCCACATCCTGCGGGTCGTCCGGCTTCGGAGTCGGTGAGCTGCCGGCGGTGCCGGCGGCCGTGGTATTGCCCACCTGCACCTGCACCTGCTGGTCGGTGCTGTTGGGGTTGGTGCGGCAGCCGAATGACAGCTTGTTGATCAGCGGCCGGATGGCCGTTGAGCCGATGATGTTGGCGGCGGTCTTGAGGGACGTGCCGCTGGCACTGAGGCCCTGGACAGAATAGGTCTTCATGGTTTTTATCTCACATGTGAAATGGAAAAACTGGCTTACGAATCTTCGCCCACCGCGTGCTGCACCGTCGCCAGCAGCTGCCCGATCAGCTTGACCGCGTTGGCCAGGCCACCCCGCTTTCGCTCGTGGCTGGCCTTGAGCCTGGTGTGTTGATCTTGCAGGGCCGCTAGCTGAGCCTCGGCCACGTGCCGGGCCGCTCTCTCGTTGGCCGCCTGCTGGTTCACGAGGGCCAGCTCGCGGCGGGTGCCCTCCACGGCCGCGTTCACGGCCTCGGTAAGGGTGACGGTTTCCATGTGTGGCTCCTCGCTCTTACGCCGCCCCGAGGGTGATGGCCCGGCCCTGCCTGAGCTGCCAGTCCCACTCGAACACGTCGCTGTTGTTGGTGGTAATTGCGTTGGTGACAGTCAGCTTGCCGGCCGGGTCCTTGATCACCGGCGCGCCGCTGCCCGACAGCGTGGTGACCGTGAACGAGTTCAGGTTGTCGGCGGCATTGATGGTCGGTGAATCGACCAGCGTGAGCGTGCCGATCGTCCCGCTGCCCAGGTAAATGAGCGTCGCGTTGCTGCCGTAGAGCGTGATGGCGGTGATCGCGTTGTCCCCGCGGATGATCACGGTGGCGTTGTCGTAGATGTTGATCGCGGTAATGTCCGACAAAGCCGTGGCGCTTGTAATGTCTACGGTGGCGTTGCCCGAAGCGTTGACCGTGCCCAGTGTGACGCCGCTGCTGGTCCTCACGTCGGCACTGCCACTGGCCGTGAGCGTCAGGATCGTGCTCGTTTCGCCGGCGAAGGGGGCCACGTCGACGCTGGCGTCCATCACCTTCAAAGTGTTCGAAGCATTTGTGCCCTTCAGCACGATCGGCTTGATGCCGTCGATCGCCCCGTCGCTCTGGCTCTTCAGGATCGTCCATCCACACAGCACGCTGCCGGAACTGTGCATGATCAGGTCGGAGCCGTCACCGTCCCCATCGCCGATCGTGCAGATGGTCGCCGGGGCCGTCAGGTACTGGACCCGGTAGTCGTCGTAGTTGATTGCGCCGTTCTCATTCACCGGCGGCAGGCCGACCTGGCCCTCCATCGTGGCCTCGATATAGAGGGCTGCCAGCGTGAGCCCGCTAAGCGCGTCGAGCGCGTACTTCAGGTCGCTGTCCAGAGACTCGATCGTAAACGTGTCGCTCGCGCTGGGCAGGGCCCGCGCGTCGCTCGACGCGTCCTTGACGTTATTGGCGGTCAGGGCCTCGGGTCCGTCGTTGCTTGTGGTATCGCTGGCCGCACCAATCGTGCCCGTGCCGCCGCTCACGCTGGTCGTAAAGGTGAATGGCACGCCGGGGTCGTCCATCGTCCCGGTGACAACGGCCCCGTTCGACGACCATGTCGCCTCGGCGAATTCCGGAATGGTCGACGCATTCAGGGCGGTCGCAAAGGCCGTCGCGGTCGTCGTCGTAGTGCCGCCGGTGCCGATCTGCGACACCACCTTGCCGTTGATGGTGATGCGGTAGGTGGTCGCCGCGTCGTAGGCCGTGAGCGTGGCGCTACGGACCTGGGCGGTGGCGTGTGCGTCAGCAGATAGGAACTTGTCGGCCATTGCTCAGCTGGTGGTTTCAGGTGGTGATCGGTTCATCCGCCGGCGGGGCCGCTGGTTTCGGCAGCTCTTTGTGCCGGTGCATTTCGTCGTGCAGGGCCAGGGCCTCAGCGGACGGCAGCACGACGGTTTGACCGTGCCCGCAGGTGTGGCAGTTGACCTGCAAGGTCCCGCTGCCGTTCGCCAGCGACAGGCTGTGAACGAGTTTGCATTTCGACCGATCGTGGATCGGGCATTCAAAAGTCATGGGGGGCCTCGCTACGGGATCGTGCTGGTCACGCTGTATGCCAGCGTCCCCACCGGCAGGATCGTGATCGTGGTGGTGCCGTCGTCGTTCTCGCTCACCGTCACGCTGTCATCCGAGAAAGCACTGGTAGCAGCGGTGATCTTCACGTGCACCGAGCTGCCGACGGCCACGCGGTCGCCGGCGTCCACGCCCTTCCAGTAGTAGACGGCCAGCGCTCCGCTGGCAGCCCGCAGGAAGTGGCTCACGGCCGCGTCGGTGTCGCACTTCAGCGTCGTGAGCTGAATCATCGGCGACCGCCGGGCGATGTAGCCCTGCCGCGCGTAGACGTTGCCCGAGGTTCTGAAGGGCGAGAAGAGCGTGTTGAACTGAACGCTGGTCGAAAGGATGCCCTCGACCTCGACCCCGTTGTGGTAAACAGGGCCCAGCCAAAACTCAGATGTGAACGCCGGCGATGGTGCACCCGCAAAGTCCACTGCGGTCGTATGAACGATCGGGAGATTGGTTCCATCGTAGAGGGCATATAAGCGGAGCTGAGCGACCGCCCCGTCCTGATCATCCTGCGAGGCGCCGATCGATTCGATGCAGACGTGCCCGCGGGTGGCGCTGTACGTCTCGTGCGTGGCGGTGCTGAGAAACACCGATTCAGCATCGTCGCGTTCTTGTAACCTGAACGTGGCCGATCCGCCGTTGATCGACGTCCCTGTTAGCGGGCTCACGGCCCCCAGGAGCGTTGCCAGGTCGCGCGTTTGGAATGGAATCTGGGCGTCGGCCGTCACCAGGATGTGGGCCTTGGGATCGATCGCCCCACCCACAAACACCCGCTTCACGTTCGGCTGCGGCGCGACGTTGAAGCCCTGCACCTGGGCCAGGTTCAGCGTCCCGCCGGTGTGCACGAGCGTGAACGGGTAAATCGAAAAGCGCTTTGCGGAGGACATGGCTCAGGTTGGTTGGTTGGTTGTTCGTCTCACCTCGCCGCGGTGACCCGTTTACGGATCCGCGGGGCCTTGGCCAGGCCGCGTCCCAGGTGCGTGCCGTAGCCCTTCAAGAATCGCCGGGCCGTGTCCTTGCCCTCGTCCTCGCGGATCGTCGCCACCTCGCGTCGCATTTGGGCGATCGTCACCCCCGTGCGTAGGCCGGCCATCCTGCGGATCCGCATGCTTCGCCGCGCGAGGGCCCGGTCGGCATAGCTCTGCTGGGCCTTTTGGCCGACGTGGAACGGCATCGTGAGCGACAGCTTCAGGGCACCCGTGTTGCCGTCGTCGTCGGCCGCCTTGCCGCCGACCCTGATCACCGGCGGCGTCTTCGTCATCTCGTCCCGCATGCGGCCGGTCTTCACGAGGTCGGTAACGGAGCGCCACCGCCTCGCTTTGATTCGCATATAGCGGGGCACGCGGGGCATGTAGCCGTAGCGTTGGTGAGCTGAGCGGGTGAAGTGCTGCGGGATGCGGACCTTCCAGTGATGCAGTCCCTGCTCGCGAAGCGATTCCTTCGCGGAGCGATTGTGGAGCCGCAAGAACGACCGCTCCTTCAGCAGCGGCTCGGGCGCGACGAGCGTGGCACGGACCATCGGGAGCGGCACGGTTCAATACTCGATTCGCAGCTGGCAGGCCCACAGGTTGCGAGGGAGCGCGTCCGCCTCGTCGCTCAGCTCCTCCCGCTCGGCCTCGCTCACCAGGAATGGCTCGACCGACCAACTGATCTCCCGGATCTGAAAATGGCTCGTGCTGTAGGTCGTGGCGAACCCTGAGGGCGTGGCCCGTGAGCCGCTGAGCGTCCGCATTTGCTCGTCCAGCGTGCCCACCAGGTCGACGAACCAGGCCCGCTGGTCCTCGATCGTTGCCAACTCGTCCTCGGGGGGCTGGGCCTCCAGCGACAGCAGCAGGGCCCCGCCGCCCCGCCAGGTCGCTGTGCCGGCCGCCGACTTGCGTTTCTCGACCCACTCGATCACGGCCCGCGGATAGCCCACCGCCTGATCGCCGTCCTCGGGATCGGCGTCGTCGCTGGCCTGGTAGCCTTTGATCTGCTCCAGGGCCTCCTGAGCTGAGGCCGCACCGGTCTCGCTCTGCCACCTGGCAGTCGAGGCCAGGAGTACGCTCAGCATTTCCTCTTGGTTGATCATTCATCCGCAAACCCAAAAAGGCCCGCCTCACCCGGCCCGATGCCTTAACCCCTGTGGGGTGAGGCGAGCCGCTTATCTGACGACCAGCAGCTCGTTGCCGCACTCGAACAGGCCCTGACGTTGCCGCACGTGGCCCTCCAGGGCCGGCAGCTCGTGCAGGGCCAAGTGGTCCTCCCCGTCGATTTCGACGGGCATGATCACCAGGGCGCGGGCTGAGGCCCGCACCCACGCCTCCGATACGTGGAGGGCCGCGGCCACCTCTCGAATGCTCACGCGCTGTCGTTGGTTCATTGCTTCACCCTGCGGCTGCTCAGCTTTTCGAGCCGCGTTACGCGGACGCTTTGAGCCCCCACGTCTTTGCCGACCGGCCGCACGGCCCGCCAGCGGAATCCGTAAAAGTCGAACAGGCTCGGCCGTGCTGTGGCCTTGCCCGAGCGGTAAGTCACGGTAACTGCCAGCGGCAACTCCAGGATCGCGTTGCGGCGGATCTTCACGCCGGCCGCGGTGTCGATCATCGGCCCCTCGCCCTGTCCCACGCCGCCGGCGTCCTCGTCGTCCATGTCGATGACGGCCCGCACAGTCACCCCGGCCGACAACTGGCCGGCGGGGTAATGGGTGACGTCCTCGTCGAAGCCCGTCCCGCTACCTGGAAAGAACGCCCCGCCGCTGGCGGCGTCGGCGGCGATCTGCTGCTGCAGCGTGTTGGCCATCGCGGGTCACCTCGTGGGCTGGGTCCCGCGGCCGCGGCGATTGCTCACCCCGGCCGCGGGCTCTCCTACCCTGATCGGTTACTTGCCTTAGGCCTGCTCGCGGTAGTCGACCGCAAAGTCGAGCAGGGTGACGCCGTCGAGTTGCGTGCCTGAGGCCTTCTGGTGCTGCAGGAACGGCTGCAGGCCCGACGCATATTGCGACATGTCGAACGTCGTTCCGAGGGCCACCGGCTCGCCGCCGATGAAGAACCGCACGTCCGACTTCCCGCGCGCGAAGGAAATGCGAAAGTCCTTTGCGACGTTGATCAGCGTCTTGCCGGTGGCGATGTCGTCCTTGTCGGTCGTGCCGTCGTCGCTCTCCACCACCACGTTGGTCGTGCTGTCAGCACCGACCACGCGGAACAAAGCCGCGGCCGTGATCGAGTCGATCGTGTTGTTCTGGGCGCTGGCTAGGCCGAACGCGAGCATCGTCGGGCTCGTCAGTGCGGCCTGGTTCATAATCACCCGGATGCGGGCCTCGACGATGTCGTCGATGTCCAGCTGCAGCAGGTCAGCCCACGACCAGGTGACGATCTGGCTTTCGTTCGTGGCGTCGAAATCGATCTTCAGGCCGCGGCCGTTGCTGCCCGACGGCGGTGCGTAGGTCGGCGTGCCGGCGGCCGACGTGTCGGTGATCTTGCCGTTGTGGCCGACGTTCGACCCGGCCGTCGCCGAGTAGATGCGGTGACCAACGAAGTTGTCCCGCCAGGTGGTAATTTTTCGCATTGGTAAATCTCACTTCGGTACTGGTTCGGAAAAGCGGGAAAACGCCGGCGGGCCCTGAGCCCGCCAGCAAACGGTGGTGGTTGCTCAGGCGGACTAGGCGCCGGCGTGCTTTTGGACGCCGTGGTAGTCCTCGGCGAACGCCACAAACGCCGTGTAGATTCGCCAGCGGAGGGCGAGCTGATTGAACGACTGCTCGGTTTCGATCGCCGGCGTCTCCAGGCCCTGCAGCCGCGCGTAGCTGATGTGGTCGCAGTCGTTGCTGTGCGTCGCCAAGTACCAGGCGACGTCGCTGCCGCCTGAGGCCGCCGCACCGAGCTCGCCTTCGATCACCGGCTCCAGGGCGTTTTCCCAGATGTTCTTCACGCCCGAGTTGCCGGCCGCGCTGCCGCCCACCGCGGGGTTGGCAAAGCTGCCCAGCAGCTCCAGAATCGTTCCCCGCAATGCCGGCGGTCCGATGATCCAGTGCGGCATGAGATTCAGGGCCGATCCATCCGTGGTGTTCAGGCCCCGCAGCTCCGTCATTTTCTTGGTCAACGTGTTCAGAGTCGCCACCGAGGGCGGGCCCGCACCCGTCGTCAGGTTGTTATGACCGCCGGCCGTCGTCTGGGCCGTGGTGTTGAACAGCAGGCCCGTGTCAGCCATCGCGGCGTTGTCCTTCAGCACGGAATACGCCAGCTTGTTCTCTCTGCGTCGCATCGAGCTGCCCAGCTTGGTGGGCACTTCGACGAACGCTCCGAGGGCGTCGTTGACCACGGACTGCCAGCTCAGGCTGAAGATCGAGCCCCACACCGTGAGCTGATAGCGCTCCTTGGCATCGCTGAACGTTGTCTCCTCGAACTCCGCTGCTTCGGGCACCGCCTTGGGGTCCCCTAATTCTCCGGACACCGCGCTGTGGTTGATTTTGAAGTCTTCGAGCGACGGCTTTTGCTTCATCCACGCCTGGTAGGTCGTGCGCGAATCGTCGTAGGAACGACGCAGGGTGACGTGAGCCGCGTCGAGCAGCACGTTGGCAAACATCCCGGTGACGTTGTAGGGCGGGCCGTCGGAGCTGGCCACGATCCCCAGGTCCCGCGGATTGCCGCCCATGATCAGGCGGGCCAGGTTGCCCTTGGGCAGGTCGCGGATCGCCTGCGCGTCGTAGCCGGCCTGCACGCATACCTGCTCAGCCAGGCCGAGCAGCGTCGCCAGCGAGCTGTGCCGGCGGTTGGGTTTCCACTCGACGTAAGCCCCGGTGCGGCGGTCGTAAATCTGCTTCGGCAGGCCCATTGGGCCGAACGTCCGCACGAGCAGGGCGTCCCGGGCCGCGGCCTCGAACTTGTCCCGCTCAGCGGCGCCGGTGCTGATCGACGTGGCACCCGCCTTGGGTGCGGCCTCGGCCTGCTCTTTTTGGATCCGACGCACCGCAGCGCCCACCGTGATCGGCTGACCCTCGGCGTCGGTCGCGGCCAGCAGCTCGGCCACCAGCTCCATTTGCCGTGCGGCGCTCAGCGTGGACAGGCGGACGGCCGCGGTAATCTCAGCGGCCCTGTCGCCGGCGAATCCGGCGACGCTGGATCCAGCGGCCGCGGCAGCCGCGGCCCGCGTAGGGGCCGCCGGCGGCTTGGCGATGTAGGCCTCGAGCGCCTTGAGCTGATCGTCCTCGGCGGCCGGCGTGTCGACACCCTGAGCGGCGAAGAACCGGTCGAGGGCCGTGGTGGCCTCCTCGGTCGACGCCGTGATCTGGCACATGCCGATACGCACCAGCGCTCCAAAAATCTTCTTGTTCATGTCGTTGCCCTCAAAAGAAAAAGCCGGCTCGCTGGTTGCGTTGATCGCAGACTGAGCCTTGGCAGAAACACCTAATTCGCTGAGCAGCTGCTCCAGCGTCGCTATCCGATCGACCATCCGTGCGGCCAGCGCATCCTCGGCCAGCAGCATCCGACCCTGGCCGTAGCCCGCTTTGACGTCCGCCGGGCTGACGCCCCGGTTTCGCGCCACAGCGGCCACAAACTTTTCGTACACCTGGGCGACAATCCGCTCGCGGTCGGCCTTGGCCTCCGCGCTCAGCGCCTCACCGGCGGCCCCTTCGGCCTTCGTCGCGGGGACGCGCGTGATCGTGGTCTCGTAGCCCTGCTTTTCCTCCCAGCCGGCGCTCGAGGTGTGAATCATCATGGCCCCGATGGAGCCGACCAAGCCGTTGGGAGCGATCACCACCTCGCTGCAGGCCGTCAGCAGCCAGTACCCGGCGCTGGCCGCCTCGTGGTTGGCGACGCCGTAAATCTTCTTCTTGCCGCGGGCCGCGAAAATCTTGTCGGCCAGCTCCTCGATCCCGAAGATGCTGCCGCCGGGGGAGTCGATGTTGAGCACGATCGCCGTCACGCCGTCGTCGGCCGCGGCCGCGTCGATCGCCCGCCCCAGGGCCTCGCACGACACGCCCCCGCTGATGTCCTCCATGAGGCTCAGCCGCGGGCACAGCGTGCCGATCACGTTGATCAGGGCCACCTTCGCGCCTTCGCTCACCACGGCCGGCCGCGGCCGGCCTGACATGGCCGCTTTGATTTCCTCGCGCGTGAGCACGTCGCCGGCGGTGCGGCGGGCCAGGAACTCACGGATGGCCTGCAGCTTTTCCTCGCGGATTACCCAGGGAGTCTCGTAGACGGCCCGCACCACGGAGCGATAGCTGCGTTTGCGCTTAGCCACCGAAGCCTCCGATCCGCCGCGCTGCGGGCGTCTGGTTTTGCTGTTGTTCCCGCTCGGCCTCACCTGGGCCGGCGGTGTCCACGCTGCCGGGCTTGCCGTAATTCAGGCCGCGGGTGCGTTCGCTGGCGGCCTCCCGCTCGCACTGCTCGTCGATTTCCTCCCAGTCGTCGCCCCGCTCAGCGGCGTACCGCTCACGGGTCGACAGGCCGTTGTCGATTTCCAGCACCGCGGATCTGCTGTCGTCGAAGGGGTTGACGCTGGCCCACCCCGGCGTCCGCCATTTGCACCGCAGCATTTCCTCGAGATTGCTGACGAGCTGGCTGGCCCGCGGGAATCCGTCGAGGCCGGCCATCGACGCGGCGTTTACAAACCGCGCGTAGGTCGGCCGGCAGAAGTGGTTGATCACGAACCGCTGCAGCGGCCGGTAGCGCATGCGGTCCTCGTTCATGCCGGCCCGCACTGAGCTGAAGCTGCCGCGTGAGTAGTCGCGGGTCAGGCCCTCGTAGCTCAGGCCCAAGCCGATGGCGATCGACCGCTCGATCAGCAGGATCCAGGCCTCCTGATCACTGCCCGGCGTGTTGGGGCCGACGCCGTGAATCTTCGAGTCCTTGCCCCGCAGCCGGAAAAATATGCCGGGCTCCAGCTTTTCGAGCGGGTTGCCGTTTACGTCGGTGACGACCGAGTCCGAGTCATCCGTCAGGCCGGCGAAGTCGTCGTCCTCACCGTCGGTCGTAATGCCGGCGGCGAAGCAGCTCTTAATGGCCGAGGCCATCATTTCGTTGTCGACATAAAACCCAAGTCGATGGAGCCAGATCACGGCCGTCTTGAGCAGCGACCAGCCCCGCCGCTGACCGCTGCGGCCCTTGAAGAATGAATAGCGGCACTGCTCGGCAGGCAGCCGGATCGGCTCGTAGGCTGAACCCCCGTCGCTGGGGTGGCCCGGTTTCACCCAGTAGGCCACCGCTCGGCCTGTGGCCGCGTCGAATTCCACGCCCCGCGTGATCGGATTCCCGCTCTTCTTCTTGCCCAAAAAGAACAGGAAGTCGTCCTGCTCGTCGGCGAACCGCTCCTCGGGCAGCAGGTCCAGGGCCAGCTTGACCCGCTGATGGCGGTGCTGATCAGGGTCGAGCGGCTTGTAATGCACCAGGCAGCCGCCCCCGACGATTACCTCGGTGAGCCACAGGGCCATCAGCTCGTAAATATGCTGGTCGCCGGTGACGTCGGCCTCGTTCTCGTACTCACCGCCCCACCAATTCCACGCGTCCACCCATTTGCGGCGTTGCTCAGCGTCGTCGAACAGCGGCTTGGGAGTGATGCCGCAGCCGACCACGTTGTGGGTGTAAGATTCGACCGCGCTGCGGGCGAAGGGGTTGTTTTCGACCAGGTCACGGGCCCGCCGCAGCAGCAGGTTGCCGTGCATGCGGTGAATCGACGTCGGCGACAAGCTGTTCGGCTGCCAGTCGTCCGTGAGGCGATCGCGTTTTCCGGCGGCCAGGCCGTCGCTGTAACCGGCGATGAACCCGTGCGTGCGGCCCCGCGCCTTCGGCGCCTGCTTGCCCCAGCTCAGCCACGACCACCAGTTGCGCTTCGTCATCCGTCCCTCCCGCGCGGCCCTTGTAGGCTCACCAGGCGGAACGTGCGTCGCGTGCTGCGGGCCTCTTTGCCCTCGTAGATCCGGATCGATTCTTCGATTTGCTTCAGGGCCTCGGTGGGCGATTCCACCGTGTGGCGCCGGCCGCGAATCATAATGTCGATCGTCAGCCGGCCCTCAGCGATCCCGGCGACGATGGCGTCGCGGGCCGTCTTCAAAGCTTCCAGGTGGGCCGAGTCAGAGTTTGCCACTGAGCAGCTGCCGAGGTTCAAGAATCATCGGCAGCCCTGCCGCGCGCGTCAGCTCCGTTTCTATCTGAGGGTGGGGTCGCACGGCCGGCGGCTTTGTTACCAAGTTACCAGGCCGGCCGAACGCCCAGCGGACCCGTTTTGGGCCGAAATATTTTCCGGAATTTTTGCCACCCTCTTGCAATATATCCTACGTTATGTAGAATACTATCTTAGTTGGTTCGCACGTTCTTTGACAATTCGGCCGCAGTGGGAATGGCAGCGAGGCCCCGACGGGTTCCCTCCACCAGCGGAAAGCGGATCAGGCCGGCCGAAAGGTTCGGCCGGCAAAACTCACCCCTCTGGGAGATTTGCAAAATGGATGATCCGACGCTCGACCCGGCCCCCTTTCTCGTGGCGGCAAGGCGCAGGGCACGGCTGGTCTTCGCCAAACGGCACGACCGGGCAGAGTTGATCGCCGATGCGGTCAGCGTGGCCTGGGAACTTGTCCAGACGGCTCCGCCCCAAGCGACGCCCCAATCGGTTGCGTGGTACGCCACCAAGCGAGTGAAAGTGGGCCGGCAGTTTTCCGAGCGGCAGCGGTCAATCACCGGACCCAACCCGCGGCGGCTTAACAAGCCAGCGCGGGATGAGGAATGGCTGACCGACGTGCTCGACGATTCTCAAAACCCGGCCGAATTGGCACAGGTCCACCTGGACTTTGTGGCTTGGCTGGACGTTCTGACCGACCGCGAGCGAGCGATGCTCGCGGCCTTCATGAACGGGGAACGAACTAGCACGCTGGCGGCCCGGTACGGCATCTCACACGCCCGTGTGAGCCAGATTCGCCGCGAGTTGGTGGACCATTGGGCGGTGTTTACCGAGTAAACATGCCACAGCCCCGCAGGGAGGCGGGGCCTTTTTTCTCCACGACGAGCTGAAGGTGCGCGCGGTGCGCGCTTAACGGTCCTGGATTCGGTGGCATAGTCACTTATAGCGGCCCGAATTATCACCCCGTTTTGGAGAAAATGTTATGCTTTCAGCCACCACACTCACGCAGCAGCAGCTCGACGATGCGCTCGACAGCGTAGAGCGCCTGGAGCGCGTTGAGATCTCACTGGAAGGCAGCGGTTTCGCCTATCGGCTGTTCGGCGACGGCCGCCAGGTCCTGGCCGGCGTGGCCGATCGCGAGCAGCTCGCCCCGATGCTGCTGGTGACGGAGATTTTGCTCAACGCCGAGCTCGGCCTCCGCGGCGAGCGGCTGTGCCTTGCTGGATGTAATTAGCAGGAGACGCCACGATGGCCCGCCCCAGAAAAAATGTCGACGACTCCACGTTCGTCGGCCAGATCGCCGCGGAGATACGCCGGCGTCGTGTGAAAAAATTCCCGCGCGCCGAGGACGCCGCAAATGCCGCCGGCGTGCCAGCGAAAACCTGGTACAGCTGGGAAACCGGTACGCGACTCCCGCTCAAGGCCCTGCCCGCGATCGCGGCCGCCCTCCGCTGCACCGTCCGCCAGCTCATACCGGCCTGAAGTTTGCCTGATCCGCTTCCGCTCCGCTGCGCCCACGCTGCGCGCCCGCAAAACTGGAGGTTCACACGATGCTATCTGCTCTTGAAAATCTGCCGCCACTGGTGCTGGCCACCGATTGGGACAGCCAGCAGGATGTCACCGGCTGGTGGATCAGCGAAAAGTACGACGGGTTCCGCTGCTATTGGGACGGGCAGCAACTACTGTCCCGCAACGGCCTGGTCTTCACGGCGCCCGGCTGGTTCACCCGCGATTTGCCGGACGTGCCGCTCGACGGCGAGCTGTGGTGCGGCCGCGGCAAGCTGCAACGCACTGCCCAGATCGTGCGCAGCAATTCGGCCAACGGCTCCGCCTGGCGCGAGGTGGCGTTCCTCGTGTTCGACGCCCCGGCCTGCCCTGGCCCGTTCGAGGCGCGGCACTGGCATTTGCACGATGCCCTCCCCCGCGCGTGCCCGCACGTGGCGCTGGTGTCGCAAACCTGCTGCCAGGGTTTGCCGCACTTGCGCGAGCAGCTCGCTGGCGTCCTGGCCGCCGGCGGCGAGGGCCTGATGCTCCGGGCCCCTCGCTCGTTCTACGAACCCGGCCGATCGGCCGGGCTGCTGCGCGTGATCAGCCTCGATGAGGCCGAGGGCTGCGTCGTTGAGCGGCGGCCCCGCTCGATCGTGCTGGAGGACGACGCTGGCGTCCGGGTGGGCGTGATCTGCCCGGCCCACGAGCAGCCGGCACTGGGCCAGGTCGTCACGTTCCAATTCAGCGGCCGCACGGGCGCGGGCGTTCCGCGCCGCGCCCGGCTCTTGGTGAGCGTCAGCTCTTAGCGCCGGCCTTCGCCGGCGCTGGTATTCCAGCCGGAGTACCCGCCCGCGGTCCCGTGCGTTTCCAGGTGTGGCCGCAGTCGTCGCACACACAGTAGCGCGTCTCACCGACCGTCCGATAGACGCGCGTGTTCTTGTGGTGCTCCGCACGCGGGCACGCCCCGGCCCGCACCAGCGGCGTCCGCACCTCCTCTGCCTGGTTCTTCGGTTCTTCGGATTTTTGGTTTTTCTCGTCGCTCATGGCATGTTCAGCCAGCCGCCAGGCCGGCGCAAGGGTGACGTGGCATCGCGGCCCCGACGTTGGCGCCGCTTCGATTCGTCCTTTGGACTTTGGACTTTAGACTTTGGACTTTGGGCTTCGTCGCTGCGGATCTCCTTGCCCCGCGTCTTCAGCAGCATGGCCACGGCCGCGTACCGCTTGGCGTCGCGGTAATCGACGGGCACGTTCTCGTCGATCACGTGCCACGCTCCCTCCTCGGGGCCTTCGTTGAGCAGCTGCTCCAGATAGTCCTGCTGCTCTCCCAGCTCCGCCCGGAACAGGCTGGTCCCGCCAGGTTTTCCCGGGAAAAGCTCGTGCAGCTGCCGGTCGATCCAGTCCTGCGAGTTGGTCGTATCGACCAGCACGTACGGCGCGCCCGGCCTGGCCGTCTCCTTGCCCAGACGCTTTTTCTTGTAGAGCACGCCGGGGCCCAGCGAATGGGTCGAGCCGCGGCAGGGGATGATCGCGATGTTCCGCTTCTTGGCCCGATCGACGAGCGCCCACACCTCCTTGGGCCGAAAGCCGCTGTCCAGCAGCGTCAGGCAGATTTTCAGCTTCCGACCATCCGCCGACACATAATCCTCCCCCAGCGCTGCGAGCAGCTCCTCTTCGTCGTCGCACTCGAAATAGTCGGCCGTGTGGCTCGTTTTCCCGGCCGCCCAGGCGTCGACGTTGACCACGTAGCGGTCCTCCTGCTTGTCCACGCCGGCCGTCAGCAGCCGATAGCCCGGTGGCAGCACGCCGCGGGCGACCTCAAACGGCGCCATCAGGCGCTCGCCCAGCTGCTCCCACGTCTGCTCGCGGCGGGCGAACTCGAACGTCTCGGCCCACCAGCCGTTGATCGTGTTGCGTCGCGTCTCGGGCGACAACTCGGACCACACAATCTGCTCGGCCAGCTTGCCCCAAGTCAGCGACAGGGCGTACAGGCTCGACAGGTGCGAGCTCCAGATCGACCCGTCCCGCGCCGGCGTTCCCACCAGCCACGGTGAGTCGTCCGAAAATCCGCCCCACCTCGGCCGCCCGCGCTGGCGGCTATTGGCCACGGCGGCGTCGGCCCGTTTGTCGTCCACCGTGCAGCCCTCGGGCACCCACACGCCGCCGCGCATCATCGGTCCGCGGTCCTCGTCGTAATTGTCTTTCTGGCAGTGGGGGCAGACGTAGCGGGCTGTGTTTTTCGCGAGCTCCGGATCCGGACGGCCTGGCGGCCGCTCAAACGCGATGCGCTGGCGCTCGAGCACCTGCCGCTTGCCGCACCTCTGGCATGGCACCCAGAGCCGGGCGTTCGTGCCCGCCACCAGCAGCCGCTCGAGCCGCGACTTGTGCTTCAGCCCCGGTGAGCCTTCCTTGATTCGCTTATAGGCAATCTTGTTCTTGAACCGCTCGTCGAACAATTCTCCCGGGTCGGCCTCGCCGCTGGTCCGCATGTGGACCCACTTGTCGAACTCGGCCGCGTGCCCGAGGCCGATCTCCTTGTCGGCCAGCGTGGCAGCGGACCTGGGCCAGCCCACGAACTGGCGGCAGTAGGCCAACTCGATGACTTTCTTGTTCGTCCGCGCTGGCAACTGGCCCCGCAGCACGTCGCAGTGGCCGATCATCCGCACGCTGCGATCGGAGATCTCCACCGCCAGCGGCCGATCGGGGGCCACCAGCAGCATCGGGCACGGGTCGCGGTCGGCCCATTTCATCATCCCGATCTGCCCGCCGAATGTTTTTCCCAGCCGCGTGCCCCACTGCATGACGAGATCGAGGTACTTGCGGCAGTCGAGCGCGTCGAACAGGCCACCCGGGGCGCCGTGGTGCGGGTAAGCAAAGTCGTCGAACGGGTGACCGTCCTCGGTCGTGGCATGATCGCGCGCCCAGTCGAACGTGCGCACCGCCTCCCGCGGCTCGAACACAATCAGCGCATGGGCAAATGCGGAAGGCTCACAGATCATCGTCATCAGCCCTACTGCCCACGGTATGAAGGCCAGCCAGCTTCTTGAGCGCGGCGGCGATCTTGTTGCGCTCCACGTCATAGACCCTCGTCTGAAACTGCTGCGGCACTTCCTTGGCGGCCGCGTCCGGGATCGACTCCAGGATCGCCCGGATCTCCGTGAAAATCTCCGCCGCCTCGCGCGTCACCTTCTCCCGCCGCCAGGTTTTTCCTTCCAGCTCGTCGGCCTTGAGCTGCTTGTACCGCGCATCCTCCTCCGCCTTCCGGGCATTGGCCAGGTTCACCCGCTCCTGCAGCGTGATGCCGGCCGAGCTGGCGTCGCGGTGCGTTTTGTCCTTCGTCCGTTGTCCCTCGTCCTTCTTCCTTGGACCGCCCAGCCTCGGCAGCACCTGCTGTTGATGCCACGTCTTCACTGCGCTCAGCGGTCCGCGGGGACAGCCGCGTTGGATCCATGTGTTGACCGTTCGCTCGCTGACCTTCAGCGCTTTCGCGATCTGTTTGATCGTCAATTTGGCCATCAGTTTGCGTGCAGCGGGCCGCCTGCCGACAGCGCACCGGGACCGGCCTCAAGTAAAATCGCGACCCAGCCCTTTTCCCACGCTTCCACAGGTCAAAATGAAGCGAAGTGAAGTGCCTAAAAAACCTTCAAACTCGCGAAAAATGCGCAGGGAAATCCCCGGAGGCCACCCCGGCCCCCCCTGGGAGGACCCGTCCCATTTTGGGACCAGATCGCGATGTAAACCCATATGTGATCCAGATTTGCGTCACGCCTTCACCTTTGCCGGTGCGGCCGGGATCTGCTCAGTGACGAGGAACGACCCCAGCGTCTCGCGCGGATAGCCACGCCACGATTGGCGCCGCACCACGCTGGCGATCGTGCTGCCTGAACGCACGTATGCGACTGGCCGTGGGGGGCGTAGGGGTGGGGGCATGAAGCTCAGCATCAGCTGGCGATTAGCCGCGGCCGCCTTGCCCACTTTGGTGGAGCGGACAGGGCACGCTGCACCAACGTCCCGTCTCGCACTTCCTCCACGATGCGACGCTCGTGAGCGTCCACACATTCGACGTCGCCTCGGCACGGATGCTTGTGCTCGTCGATGACGTACCAGTCGGTGGTTACGTGTGGCAGCAGGCAATGGGTGCAGATGCGCGGGGCCATTAGAAACCGAGGCAGGTGCGACCGGGGCAAGTGCCCTCGGGACCGCAGTGCGTGGCAGGCACAGACGACCCGGCCGGGCGGGCTTTGGCGAAACGTCGCCGCCATGTGCCGTCGCCCTCGCTGTAGCTGCCGATCGGGGCGAATGGATGCGTGAGCCGAAACGCGATGCGTCGCGGCGGGCCGGCCTCCGCCGACGTGGCGAACAGGGCAACCGCGGCCAGGCTTAGCAGAATCTTTTTCATCGGTTCTTTTCCCTTTTGTGAGAGAGCGTTCACTGTCGTTTCCACGTGATCATCAGCCGGGCCAACCCCAACAGCGTCGCCACTACCAGCCCGACGGCGATCCCCTCGACGATCCGCTGCGGCAGATTCTGCCAGTTGGTATCGGGCACTAGGTTGTGCGGAAACGGCTGCGGCTTCGGCTTCAGCCGGTCGATCAGTTGCTTGACCTGGTCCTTCAGTTTGCCGGCGGCTTGAGCTTGCCCAGCAGCTCCAGGATGAAGGCCATCGTCGCCTCGTCCACCAGCAGCGGGATCCCGGCCTTCTTCGCGATGTCGCGATATAGGAGCCAGATGTTCGACGCGGTCAACAGGAACATCAGGATGCCCTGCAACGAGGGCAGCTTGATCGGTATGCTCAGCCCGCCACCCGGCGGCGTCGTAGGGTCCGCCGCGGGCCCTCCCGGGGGCCACTGTGGGTTGACCGGTGTCGGCGCCGGCGGGTTTGGTCCCCAGGGGGCTGTCTGCCCATGGGAGTCGCTGGCCCGAGCCATCCGTTCGTCTTCGTACCTGTGAACGACGCGGGCCGGCGGAACAAAGCCGCTCTTGGCCAGTTTCTCCGTCCACAGCCGAGTGCTCGCGGTGATTCGCCGCCGCAACACGGCGGGTCCACCCAGCTCCTTGGCCTCAATACGATCGATTACCACGCTGCGCGTCGACTGCTTGCCATCTTTGCCCGCGACCTTCGTGATCCCACCAAAGCTGCCATCGCGCGGCGGCGTGATCGTCACGATCGGGAACGGACCAGCCAGCGGGATGGCGAACTCGGTGAAGCGCCACTTCTGCATGGTGTCGTCGGCCTTGTAGAAATTGAAGTGAGCCCACGGCCGCTTGCCATCCCCTGGCGGCTGCGCGATGAACGGGGAAAGATTCGCGTCGTTCTCAAAGGATTTGACGAGCGCCAGGCTGGCCGCATCATCGCTCTTGCCCCAGACCGTGACGTACCACTGGTCGCTGTCGTCGGCCGGCGGCGCCATCGCCATCGTGAACAGCTTCTCGCCTGCATCGCGCGGGCCCTCACCGGTCACCACGACCAGGTCGCCTCGCCGCATGATCTCGGTATGGTCGACCTCGGGTGCGTTTTGAAGCGGCGGCGGCTTGGTAGGCGCATCTTGGGCCCAGAGTGGGGACGCAGTCAGCAGCAAAATCAACAGCACGGAAAACAGTCTCATTGCTCAATGTTCCTTGGAAAGGGCAGGCCGATCGAATAGCGCGATCAGCGGGTTCAGCCAGTAATTGTTCCAGCCCGATACGATGCAGAAGTTCCGGTTGAACTTCCCGTCGTGATGGGCGCGGTGGTGCTGCGGTGAAATGATGATGCCGGTGAGCTGCAGGATACGAACGACGTGATGCACCAGGTCGCTGCGACTCCGGCGGTGGGCGTAATAGTGCGGGACCTGGCCGAGGATGCCGAAAGCTCCGGCGGCGACCAAGAACGGATTCAGTAACACCAGGCCCAGCAGCATCGCCGGCAAGCCGACCACTGATGGCTGCCAGTCAAACACTTCCATCGTGTTGATCACGTGGTGCTCGGCGAAGATCTCTACCTGGCGGCGAAAGTTCAGGCCGTTGTCGGTGACCAGGTGGTAGAGGCCCGTTAGCAGATCCACCAGGATGTAGGCCGCGAGGACCTGCAGGGCAGCGCTGAGCATGGTCACCACCACTTAACGTAAATCGGCAGCATCGGTGGCGACGGCGACTTCAGCACCACGACCCACTGCCCGCTGGCCAGGTGATGCCGGCGAAACTCAGACTCGGTCCACTCGTAGTAGGTGTGGGTTGTGCCGTGCCAGTTGTTCCGCACGAAATACGGCTTCGCGACTCCGGGCGTCGGGTCGTAGTACAAGAACGTCTGAAAGTGCGAACCAAAGCAGCCGATCGCCGCCATGCGGCCCGTCTTGCTGGCCCACTTCATCCAGTCCCAAGTGTTGCTCCCCGTCACGTTGTAACAGGGGATGCCGCGTCGCTCGCTGTACGCCTCGACGCGGCCCGGCCCGCTGCCGCCGCGCACGCGGGGACCATACGGCGAGTCAAACAGCAGCGTTGAGGCCCGCGGATCGTTTTGCCAAACGCCGCAGTTGCTGATCGAGCACTGGACGCACGAGCCGTCCTGGTTCACGAACCACTGGCTGATTTCACCGGGCAAAAGCAGCTGGTCCTGAGCGGCCGCCGGGGCGAAAAGCGCGAACAAAATTAGCGCGAACAACAATAGACGCAGCCGGCCCATTCTCAACTCCCGTCACGCCGCCTGGCGGGCCGCACAGACGCGGCAGGGCATCTTTTGCTTGCCGCCGCAGCCCGGGCATCGCCGATGAATCTTGCCGAGCCGCCGACTGGTGTGCTCACCGCGGGCAACCTTTCGAACGACGTGCCGGCTCCTCTTCAGCTCACGGCAAATCCGCTTGATGGGCGTGCCGGCCGCGGCCAGGAACTCGATCTCGTCGACCTGGGCGGTGTCCAGCTCGTTGTGAACGACCCGCTTCCGAGACGTCATAGCTAGCACGCCCTGACTGCCGAGCGAGGTCCCTTTGCCCGGCCGTAACTTTCGCCCCTGAGATTTTATGGCCGTCGGGGGTCGCGCGTGCCGCTCGCGCGACCCCCTTCGCGTGTAACGTGCGGGCCGGATTTGCTCTGTTCCCGGTGACGGAAGCTGTGATATGCCAAGGGAAAAGGAAAAGGCCCCGTATGTGACGCGGGCCGATATTGAGGAGTTTTTGGAGCTCGAAGAGGAGCGCAAAAGCCTGAACCGGCAGGCAGACGATTTGGCACGGAAGGCCGCCCCGCTGAAGGACAAGCTGAGCCAGTTTGTGGCTTTCGCGGCCGGGCCCAGCAAGTCGATTGAGCGCAGCGGCTACGTCCTGGCGATGCTCACGCGGGCCGGCCGGGTCGATTGGAAATCAGAATTCATCCACGTCGCCGGCGAGACCGAAGCCGAGCGGCTGGTTCGTGAGTGCCCGAAGTCTGAATTCCTCTCGGTTGAAAAGGCCGGCTGATGGAGCTCGAGCGCGTCGACGTGCCACCACCGCTGCCCGCGCCCTACCTGAACGCGGCCGATCAGCTCGCGGACGCCCTGGCTTACGACACCAAGGAGTCGCTCAGCGACAGCGAACTCGACGCCTCGCCGGCTCTCCGTCTTCAGATGCAGGCCGCTGTGCTGGAAATCAAACGCAGCATCCGCCGCTGGCGTCAGGCCTACGAGCTGAAGCACGGCGTGGTGATCATTCCGGAAATCCCGCTGGAGCCCTGAGCGATGCTAGTGCTGACCCGCAAGAAAAACGAGACGATCGTTATTAACGACGACATCTCGATCGTGGTCGTGGAAATCAGGGGCGACAAAGTCCGCCTGGGGATCGAGGCACCGCGGGAGGTGACCGTCCACCGCCGCGAAGTGTACGACGCCATCCGGCGCGAGCAGGCCGCCCTCGGGCCCACGCCGCCGGAGGCCACGCCGGCGTCGACGCCTGAGTTATGAACCGCCTTGCTGCTTACATCCCGCCGCCCGAGCAAGTGCCCATCCATTTGCGGTGGATGATTCGCCGCGACATGCCCGAGGTCCTGACGATCGAGCAGGCCTCCTTCACTTTTCCCTGGTCAGAGGACGATTTCGTTCGCTGCCTGAGAGCCCGGAACTGCATCGGCTTCGTGGCCGAGTGTGCTGAGCGGGTCGTCGGCTACATGGTCTACGAGCTGCAAAAGCACCGGCTGCACCTGCTGAACTTGGCCGTGCACGAGTGCTACCGCCGGCGGGGTGTCGGCCACCAGTTGATCAGGAACCTGGTCGGCAAACTGTCGCACGATCGCCGCAGCCGGATCTTGCTCGAGGTCCGCGACACCAACCTGCAGGCCCAGTTATTTTTTCGAGCCCAGGGCTTTCGCGCCGTGTCCGTGCTCAGGCGGTTGTACGACGACACCGCCGAGGACGCCTTCCTCTTCCAGTACCCCGTCGCATGATTCGCGCCAATCCGATCGCCTGCTCGGTCGTTCGCCCAGGAATAGCGCCCGCGGTGCCCGTCCATCCCGAGCAGCTCCAGATCGTCCACCGCCTGCACCTGATTGCGAGCTCGGCCCGTCCCGGCCAGGCCGTCGCCGTGATGGCCCACGATCTGCTCGCCCTGCTCAACGGGTTCCAGCAGGAATCCCGCCGCGCCGACGTGGCCGAGGCCCAACTGGCAGCGTTCACGACCCGCGACGCGGCCTAAGGGGCCAAATGGGTCATGCGTGATAATCACGCATGACCGGCCAAATGAAAGCAATAGAACGTCTTTTCGAGCTATTCCTGTTGGTGTTCGGCCTGTTGGTCAACAAAAGCCAGACCGGAAAATGGCTTAGGTAATGTTGACGAACACGCCGGCGACGCTGATCTGTTCCGGCAGGATGAGCTGCGACTCGACTTCGGGAGCCGCGTAGACCAGCGTGTTGTACAAGCCCATGTTGTGGGCGGACAGCTGCAGCTCGAACTCACCGGCGGCCTGGGCCAGGAACCGCACCCGTGCGAACTCAAACTCGTACGAGCCCAGCGGGCTGAAGGATCCGGCGAACGCTCCGCACTTCAGCAGACCGCCGTACACCTGCTGGTAGAAGCGGCCGTTAGGGTAGGGCGTGGCGTGCTGGACCGACACCACGGTGGCAAGGGACTGGTCCCAGAACAGGTTTAGGTAGGCGGCGAAGACGCCGCGCGGGCGGGGCCGCTGAGCGTACGCGACGCCGTTGCGGATCGGAGAATAAACGCCGGGGGGCCGCAGGTCCTGAACCCGCAGAGCAACATCGAATGGCTGTCCGACGGCTGCCGGCGGCGGGGAAGCTAGCACAGCCCTGTAAGCCACATCGCTCATCCCCCAGGTTCTATCTCAGGGTGGGGTCGCACGGCCGGGGCGTTTATGCGGGCCGCGCCGGTTCACCAGGCGGCCGCCCGCCTTTGGAAAGGCAAAGGTTTTTCCTCGCCGCACTAAGACCTTTTCCACCACAAATTCGGCGTTCCAAAACTTTGCAAGGCTGGGGTTGAGGGTTCGAGCCCCTTCGTCTCCACATCGAACGCAAGTTGCTGACAGCAAAGGCGCTTGCGGACGAAGTTTCACCAGCTAGCCCGGTTAGCGCGCCCAGACCACTAAGGTTTGTGCCCGACGACGGGGAAAAACACGGGAGACAGGCAAGGATGTCACGAAGATCAGAACCACCGGACTACTGCGAGCCTCCGATCGGAAATTTTGTGCCGCGGAGTTTCCCGATGACGCTCAATGGGCCGCTGCAGCGCTACCTGGCGATCAGGAATTCCACACGCGAAAAGTTTGAAGCACTGCTCGAAAAGGGCGACCAAGGGGCCCTCACACTCTTTGCGGCGGAGTGTTTGTTCGCCGAGCTGAATCGCTTGGCTGATGGCGTCGAGCGCCTGGTGGAATCGATCGACGATCAGCAACGGAGCAAGCTCTGATGGGATCAAAGCCTGCTGCGATGCACGTCCACCAGCTCCATGACGAGGGCCCGCAGCTCGGTGATTTGCCGCTGCAAATCGTCAAGCGTCGGTTGGGCTGGCAGCTCGACACACAGGGCCTCCAGCAATTGGCCGCCAGCGGCGACCGGCTTCGTAGTTGTGCACGGATGGCGGTCGAATTCCATAAGGACCTCCTGACCAACGTGGTTTGACGGGTTTCAAAAAGACTTTAACATAGGGGCATGACTGACATGCTCACGGACGAACAGGTGAAAGTCAACGTGGCCGCCAATCTGAGGCGACTGCTGGCCGATCGTGGCCTGTCGCAGAGACAGCTCGCGGTGCTAACCGGCGACAATGAAATGACGATTTCCAACGCTTGCCGGGGCGTTCACGTGCCAGGGGCGGGAATCATAACGCGGATCGCCGAAGCACTGGATGTGTCCACCGATCGGCTCACGGGCCCAGTTCCAAAAATTTCTCGCCAGGCCTCTTGACGCGGCGCTATAGAATTCTTTAACATCACCCGCCGCTGATTGAGGTCAGCGGCGTCTAGCGCCGGTTCTCGGAGCCAGCCTGACGCACCTACTGGATGCAACGGATTGGAACCGGCGGGCCCTACGCCGGGGTGAATCGGGCGGTACGGCGTCGGGGGACAGCCTCACCGAACATACGCGATTCATTCCGGCGCGTGGCCTTCCGGCTCCTTGGCCGGAGGCCGTCCCCCCGTGAGAGTTTCTCTCGCTGATACCGTCGTCAAAGTCCCCGCCGCGGACCGCCACTTTTCGGCGGGTTTCGCGCTCCCCCGCAACGGCGCGTTGCCTATTGGCAGCGCAGAATTGTCGATCCTCACGGACGGCCGTAATTGCCGGCGGGATGACGAGGGATGTTTGGGGTTGGCCCGCCGCACAGACCAGCGGAGGCAACCCGATGAGCGCGGAAAGCAGTCGCGGGACGGAGGCGAACCGCCCGCAACTAAAGATCGTCTGGGGCGAGGATGCGGACACCTGGAGCGGCAGCGCATCGATCGACATGCGGCTGTCGGATTTCTTTCGAGAGTGGTTCGTGCCCAACGCTCTGGAAGGCGAGGGTCGGTCAGACGGGACGATCAGCCAGCACTGGTCCACCATTCATTACTGGGTGAAGCTGACGGGCGACCCTCCACTCAGAAAGATCGACGAGTTCACGATCAGCCAATTTGCCAAAGGCCTGCGATCGGAAGTCTACACCCGCTCGCGGACGCGCGATGGCCGGATTATGCCGGGCGCGAAGTTTTATCCGCTGGGTGTGGAGCGGGTCAGCGTCCATTTGAAGAATTTGCGGGCGATTCTCAATCGGGTAGGAGAGCAGCGGCAGGCGGGCAGACCCACGGCCAGGCTCTCGCTGCCGAGGTTTTTTGTGCCTTGCCCGACGCCCTACGCGGAGCCTGGGGATTGCTTCACGCTGCAAACCGCGCGGCAGATGATCCTCGCCAGTGCACAGTTTCAGCCGGCTCGGTCGCCGGATTTGAACTGGAGCAAATTCTGGAAAGGTTACCTGGGCGGCTTGTTGGTGGTCGGCGAGCGGCCAGGAACCATCCGCCTGATCGACCGTCAGATGTTCTTTCGAAAGCCCGACGGCTGGTGGCTCAAATTGCCCGCCGAGCTCGTGCCGAAAACCCACAAGGGGCGATGGATGGCGCTGCCCGATTGGTGCGCCGAAGCCATGCTGGGGGCCGGAAATGGAAACCTCATTTTGGACTGTGGGGTGCACCGCCGCACGCTGCACGACTATCACGAATGGCTGCAGCGTCTGGCTGGCGTCGGAGAGGCCGAGATATTGCCGCAGAAGGCGTGGCGCAGGACGCACGACGCCTTCATGCAGCGACTGGGTGCGGGCATAGCGCGCGACGTGGGCCAGCGCACGCTGAATCACTCGCATCACTCGACAACCACGGCACACTACTTCGACATCACCGAGGAGCTGCGGCGGCTGCTGCCGTGTATCTGGGAAGAACCGCCGCCACCAATTACCACGCCCCAGTTGCTCGATCGTCAGCTGCGGCTGTTTTAGTTTTTTCTGAATCACTTCGTCTAGCGTGCGGCAGAGCGGGCTTTTGTGAATCCAGCCCGCAGCATGGATTGCGGCTGCCGCTCGTTTTTGTATTCGGGCCTGCCGGTAACGGCGCATGGGCGACGGGCGGGGGCCGCTGCTACGCGCAGGTCGCCCGCCCGTTTTTCTCGCATTCGGCGGCAGGCTGCCGCCGTATTCAAGAGGCAGGGAGGTTTTGCAATGGAGTGTGTGGGCGGGCCCGTAACTGGGGACCAGTTAGACAACGGGCCCGCCCATTTTTTGAAGGGAGAATCGCCATGATCAACGTCCGCGTCGAAATCGCCGTCTCGCCAAAACGCATCCTGGTCAGCGCGCCGATCCGCGACCCGCAGGCCCTGGCGGCCCTGCATACGCACTTCGGCAAAAAGTACCGCCGCAAAATCACGGTGTTCGACGATCCCCACAACGCCATCATCGCCGACCAGGCCCTGGCCATCGCCCGCCAAGAGGGGTCGATCGTCGAGCTGGTTTGGGGGCCGGGCGAGCGTTACGTCGTCGAGGTCGCCGGCCTGCCCGAGGCCAAAGGCGGGCTAATGCCGATCGTGGGCGGCTTCCCGCTGCTCGAGGACCGCCAGCGGGGCGAAGTCAGCCGCAGCGACGTGCTGGCCCGTCAGGCCGCCGAGGACGCCCAGATCGAGCAGCACGTGCCGGCCTGGCTGGTCCACCTGGTCGAGCTGGCCGGCCGCGTCCACGGCTTCATGCTCGGCTGGTTTTACTGGCTCGTGCTCGCGCCCCCGCGCCTGCGCTTATTCGCCAACGAGGAAAGTGGCAAATGAACAGCCAGGATTTCCGAAAACTGGTGGCCGACATGCGGCACGCTCAAAAAGAGTATTTCCGCACGCGCTCCAACACTAAGCAGCAGCTCCAGGGCATCGTGGATCGAAAGGCAGGCGCGTGATGGCAGGCCACAACGTGCAATCGTTCGGCTACCGCCTGCACGGGCGGGCAGAGCCGCCATGCAAGCGGGCCATCGAGCTCGATGGCATCCCGCAGATTCCCAAGGACGTTTTCGAGCTCATCGAGCGCGGCGGCGAGTGGGCGCTCAGCGGCGAGCAGATCGAGCGGTCCAACGCGGTTATTTGGGGCCAGGCCACGAAAGTGATCCAGTCCCGCCACCGTTTTTTGAAGGAATGCCTGGATGACTAATCCAGTGAAAGGAAGCACAAGGACATGAAGGAGCTGCAATATCATCCGATCGCCGAAGTATTCCCGCTGCTCGACGATGCAGAACTTAAAGCCCTTGCCGATGACATCGCCGCCAACGGGTGCAAGCTGCCGATTGTGCTTCACGAAGGAAAAATTCTTGACGGCCGCAACCGCTACCGGGCTTGTTTGTCAGTAGGCGTCGATCCGCCACTAAACGAATGGGACAAACGCGGCTCCCCGGTGGCGTTCGTCGTATCGACCAATCTGCATCGCCGCCACCTCAACAGCACGCAGAGGGCATTTGCGGCTCTGGAAATTGAGAAGCTCCTGGCGGTTGATGCAAAGCAACGCCAACGGGTTGCACTAAAGAACGGAAACCACAAGAGACACGGCAAGGCCGCGATTGTGCAAGAAATTGCACAATCGAGAGATCGCAGTCGCAACGAAGCTGCCACCCTGGCAAAAACCAATCACCAATACGTCAGCGACGCGAGGCGGAACGGTGGAGAGTGGCCAGGAATTTGAGGACTTTTGCCAAGTGATGCTACCAACCGTTGGATGGCAGGTGTGCATTTACACGAGCAGAAAATTTCAGAGGAAATTTGGCGAAGGGCCAACCTGCATGGAAGTCAAGCTGGACCGAAAATTCCGGAAGACAAAGAACTTCTATATAGAGGTTGCCGAGAAGGCCGAGCCGCGCCCCGGACCAATGGTTCCATCCGGTATTTTCCGCCGCGACAACACAATCTTGTGGACGCAGGGCGACTTCAAGGGACTAGCGATTCTGTCCAAGCACCAGCTGGTATCGATCTATCAAACCGGCCTCGTGGAGGTCGTGGAAACGCCAACATCGCGCGCTTTTTTACTTCCGATGAAGGCGGTCCCTGGAATGGCCCTAGCTATGTACCAAGTGCTAAACGGCCGACTCGAGTTGATTCCGCGGAACGGTGACCACGAGCGCACCGCAGCGCAATTTTTGGGAACGCTCGGGCTGACGTTCAAACGTCAGTTTTGAACCCAACCAAGGGAGGCTTTTTGATGAAGACGGCGAGTGAAGTTCTGGCCGAAATTGACCGCCGGCTCCTGGAGCTGGAGGAAGACGCGGCAGTGCCTTGCATTGAGGCCCTGCTGGAGCCCGTCGATGAGGAAATGTGGAAGGAGGCCCTGCGGCGCGGGATGGCCTACAAGGCCATCGTGGCGCTGCGGTCGGAGCTGGCCGAAAAGATGGCGGCGCCGCCCAGAAAAATGCGGTCACGAAGACCGTTCCCAAAACCGACGCAGAAGGTCTAACACAACACGTAGCACGGCACGGACGAAATGCGTGATCGGGATGGATCCGACAATCAGACCGAGTTTGTTTTTTCTCGCGAAGAGAAGCTAATGCTCATTGGGGCTGCCGAATTCGACCTCTCGCCGACGCTGACCCGCCGCTTGCGGGCCCTCGTCGAGCAGCTCGAGCTGGTCACCGGCAGCCGGGGGTGTTTTCCGAGCCAGGCCCTACTGGCTGGCCGCCTGGGAGTCACGGCGCGTTGCGTTCGCGAGTGGCTGCGCCTGGGCGAAAGGCTAAAGGTCATCGCGGCGCTTCCGCGGATGATCGCCGGCTACGGTCAGATCGAAAACACCTATCAAGTCGATTGGCAGCGGGTCCGCAGCTACGTGCCACAGCACGAGCTGACTCGCATTGACCATCGACTGGGCAGGCTCGAGGCCGCGGGGAAGGCCAACAAACCACGGGAAAAAATTTCCGGGGGTGTTAAAAAATTTCCGGGGCCCCCCGGAACCAGTTTCCGGGGCCCCCCGGAACCCAGTTCCGCCCGGCTGAATGAAGTGAATGAAGAGATAGCAGCGGCTGCGCGGCGGCTGATCGATTTTGTTTTTTCCTGCGGAGTGGACCGGGCCCAGGACGCTGTAAACGCTGCCATCGCCGGCGGTTGCACGCCCGCTGAAATCCAAGCTACGGCCGAGTGGTATAGCCAGCACCACAAGCGGCTGGTCGGGGGTCCAGGGGTGCTCTATATCCAACTGCTCCGCCTACGCCCAGGTCAGCCCGTCGATCGTGGCTGGCCAAAACTAATTGCCGAGCGGCCAACCGGCGTCAGCAAGAGCGCCCAGGCAACCCAAATAATTCGAATCGGTCGGCAGGCTCGCAAGAGTGACGACGAGATACGCGGCGAACTGGCAGCCGTGGGTCTGAATTGGGACGACCAGGATTGTTGAGGATTTCCATGACCAGCGCAACACCCAAAACGCTCCCCGGCACGATCAGCGGCGCGACGGCCGAGGCGGCGGGCCGATTCATGGACGACCTGTTCGCCACCAGGCGAAGGCAGCGCCTGCCGCGCAAGGTCGATACCAGCAGCCTGCTCAAGCCCAGGAGGCTGGCCGACGGCTGGTGGCTCGACGCCGCATCGATCGGCTGCGACGAGCCGCTCTGGGGCCCCTACGACACCAAGGCCGAGGCCCTCGAGGCCCGCCGCAGCTACCTGCGGAACGCGATCAGTAAGCCGTGGCTAAAGCGGGGTGCGCGTTGAATGTGGATTCTTCCGTCCTCAATATCGCAAGCCTTTGCACCGGGCTCGGGATGCTCGACGAAGCGGTCGCGCTCGGCTGCGAATACTTCGGCTGGCGAACCCGCCTTGCGCTGTGTGCTGAGTGGGAAGCCTACGCTGCGGTACTGGCATTCCGCCGTCGATCACCTGACCGGCTACGTCAAGGCGCGTGTTCACACGAATGGCCTTGAGAACTTCTGGTCGCTGCTCAAGCGAATGATCCACGGTAGCTACGTGTCGGTTGCCAGCTTCCACCTGTCGCGTTACGTCGATGAGGAGGCTTGGAGGTTTAACAATCGCGACGTGGGCGACGGGCTGCGGTTCCAGCGTGTGCTGGGGGCCGTTGTCGGCAAGAGACTCACCTACCGCACGCTCACATGCCAGGGCGATGCGGGCTTTATGGGGATTCGATAGATGGACGCCTACGACTGCTATCGAATGTTTCACGGCGGCGGGGCTGAATACCTCGGCCAAGTCTTTGCCGAGAGCATGGATTCCGCTTGGGATGTCGCCCGCTTGCGGTATGGGTTTACGTCCGCTGGCGATCTCTACATCGAGAAGTCGAGCGGCATGTTCAAGTGGCCAATCAGGAGCAACAAGTGATGGTACGGAAACCTCCCGGCGTGGAAGCAAACGAGCGCCTGCTTGGCGTTTTGGTCCGCGTTCCCAAGGCCGAACTGGACAAGCAGTTGGCCAAACGGAAAGCCAAAAAACGAGCAAAGAAGCGTAAAAAGTAATCACCCATGGACCTTCTGAGTCATGTATATAGTTGCCATTACAAGGCCAAGATCGGCGACACCGCTTGCATCCTCCAACGGCTTGAAAAGCTGGAGCAAATAACAAAGCGGATTTTGAGGTCGCAAAAGTGGTCGGAACCAATAGGCCGCCCGCACTTGGACGATCGACACAGCGGCCAGCAGCTCATCGACCTGCTGCGGAAGGACGAAGAGGAACGGCAAAGGCTTGGGCTGGTCGCTGCAGTTAAAAACCCGTGGGGATGCTGATCATGGACAAGCGGACGCAAACGAGCCGGGAGCTGACAGCGATCAAAAAGCGGAAGGCGGCAGCCGCCGCGATCGTCAAAGCGCTGTACACCGACGCCTGGGGCCGCGAGGTCGATAGGCTCGTGCAGGAGCTGCCCGACAAGACGGAAAGCGGCGGCTATTGTCGAGAGGCACTAGAAAAACTGATCATCAAACACCTGGCCGTGATCGGCCTGCAATGAGGCACTGGACTGTAAGTCCAGGTAATGGAGGGACTGAAATGGTGCCAACCAGAACCGACGCCCCAAACGCTGAATGCCCGCACTGCGGCGAGCGGTTCACGAAGCTCAAGGAGGGCATGATCCCGACGCACGACTTCCCGAAGCCGTGCCGGATGGTCTGCCGAGGCTCTGGCAAGCCGCCACGCCGCAAGGATGCTCCGCTCTACAAGGACGATCCGACGCAGGAGGAACGCGACTGCTACGCTCAGGGACGGCAGGAATTGTTGATCTATGGTTTCGCCCTGGTGAAGTTCATCGGTGAAATGCGCGGACACCCCAACGGCGAAATGCCGTGTCCGCTCTGTCAGAAGCCACTCAAGTATCGGATTGCAAAAGGCAATGGTCACTGTGCGGCGAAGTGTTCCACGCCTGAATGTCTCAACATGATCGAGTAGGACGATGAGCAACGGATACGACGACTTCGACATCGTTCATTGCAACCTCTGCGGCGCGCCGGTGGACCTATGCACTGAGTGCATTTTGGTCGAAGCACATCTGCCGGAAGGTCGGTGTTTCAACGACCCCGCTTTCATGGGTTGCGGCCAGTTGAAGCTGTGCCCGACGTGCGCAGCGGTCTGCACAGAGGCGATTAGAAACCACTATCACGACGCGGGCGTTTGTGAGCACGGCGAGCGTGAGGGGGATTGGTGCCCGCAGTGCAATGCGGCTTACAAGATGGCCCGCGTCGAAAACTGCGCACTGGATTAAGCATCCAGCGCACGACGATGAGCGACTACAAGCAAGTCCCGATCCCCGAGCAGTTTGAAAAGCAGCAGGTGATCATCGCGACCAGGGATGATGACGACGCTCTGGTCCACATAACGACTTACGGCGCTACGGGTGCGGACTCCGCTACAACCACGGCCACGATCGTTGCCACTTTTAAGCGACACACTGGATAGTTAGTCCAGGCACCGGAGGCGTGAATGTTGACCATCGTCGATCCCTTCGCCGCTGAAATCGCCCGCTGGCTCATGGCCGAGATAACGTCGCGGCGGAAGCCAACGCCTGCCCAGCTCATGTACCACGCTTTTCTGCAGGGGATGCACGCAGGCTGGGTTGGCTATGATCACCGCCGCGACTGCCCTTACGGCACGAACGATTACAGGATGTGGTGGATGCACGGCTGCATTGTCGGCGGTCACCGACGTGAGGCAAATTTGAGAATTCAGGAGCTAGAGGCGGCTTTAGACGAAGCACGCGCTGGATGAAGAGTCCAGCGCACGGAGGGACTGATGAAGTGCCAACACGACGGATGCGAAAACGACGGCGAAGAGTGCTACTTGTCGTGTGTCGATCGTGACACCGAGCAGGACGTGCCTGACGGCTACTACTGCGGCGATCACGCCGCCGACCACGGCTTTTGTCCATGTTGCGGCGAGTTTTGGGGCGGCATCGGCACGTTCGAGATGCGCGGCATTTGCGACCACTGCCACGACGAGCTAGAGGACGAGATCGACGAGCACCTTGAGTACATCGATTGGGAGGATTGAATGACGAAACGCCGACGACTGCCACCGATGGTGCACGGCGATCGCGGCCTGGTGGGCGCGAGCGTGAAGAGCTTTACCGTCGGCAGCTGGGTGCCCAATCAGGACAGCAGCGGCATGGCCGTGGCCGTCGCGATCTCCATTGAGACGGAGAGTCACGGCGACCTGGTGCTGCGGCTCAAGTCACCCAAGGCGGTCGACGACATGGTCCAGATGCTGCTCCGCCACAAGCGGGACGTTTGGCCGGGGGCTGGATAATTGCGATGAGGATGGCGCGGAACAGTTGCTTTTCGGCGGGCCGAATGCCGGATTTTCCAAGATTCCCGCTGGCCCTTCGAAGACCAGATTGCTTTTCTGGGTTGCCAGGTTCAGACTGACGGAGTTGGGGGATGTACGCTTTTTGTCAGCAGTTCGTGTTTCCACTGCTCGCCACGATGGGCGTGGTGGGCGTTCTGACGGTGCTGTGGCGGGACGTCGTTGGAATGATGGGACCATGAAGATCGGCGCTGGCTTGTTGCGGATGCTTTTGTTCGCCGCCGGCGTCGCATGCGGCGTCGTCGGCGCTCAATTGTGGGAGTCCGCGGACCGGGCCGAGCTGCGTCGCGAGCTGGCGAAGAGCCGCCAATACTGTGACGACTGGCGCGATCTGGCCGTGCTCCGGGATGAGGAGCTGCAGGCCGCGTATAAGGAGCTGGCAAAATGAGGCGCGGATTTACTTTGCCGGAAATGCTGATTGTGATCCTCATCGTCGGCATCATGTCTGGTCTCGTGCTGGCGGGATTAAGTGGGGCCGTGCAACTCGCCCGCGAGCAGCGGACACGAGCCATAATCGGCAAGCTGGACTTGCTGATTGGCGAACGGTGGGACGGCTACAGCACGCGGGCCGTGCCGATGAGGATTCCTGCCGGGACCGTGCCCGTGGTCGCGGCCCGTGCGAGGCTCTACGCGCTGCGCGAACTGCAGAGAATGGAAATGCCAGACCACGTTACGGATCTCATCGATGGTCCGGTGATTCTCTCCACGCAACCATCCGCCTGGAAAGGCTACCGCCGGAGGGCGCAACGAGAGTCAATTGCAAAATTCGGGGCCGGCGCAGATTGGACAACGACATGGACCGCACAGCACCAGGGCAGCGAATGCCTGTATTTGATCCTGTCCCAAATGCACGACGGCGACAAACAGGCTCTCGACTATTTCAGCCAGGATGAGATAGGGGACGTTGACGACGATGGGATGAAGGAGATCCTCGACGGCTGGGGGCAGCCGATTGAGTTTCTGCGCTGGCCGGCTGGATTCACAACCGCCAATGGCGCTATAGGTCCGATGGATGCGGACTTCGCAAGCCATCCCGATCCGTTCGACCCGTTGAAATGCGACCCACGGTGGCTCGACGCGACGGCGACAATCAAGCCCTACATGCTGACGCCGCTACTTCTCTCCGCCGGCCGTGACAAGGCTTACGACATTTCGATCCTGAGCGGGTTCAAGTACAGCACCACGAACCCGGCCAATGACCCGTACTATGGCCTGAATTCTACGACGCAGGTTATGAACGGGACGCCTCGGGATAACGACGGCGACGGTTTGGTGTCGAGCGACAACATCACGAATCTGGCACCTGAGACACCTTAGCGCGGCGCAGTGCTTCATCCAGGATGGAGTTGTAGGCGTCGCTCGACCGGAACCAAGATTTCGTCAGCAGCGCCGTGCCGGCCTTGGCTTTATCTATCCAGCCCTGTTCGGCGGCCGATTGCTGGAGCCATTCAATAATCGCGTCGCGGTTGGCCTCGCAGCCGTCGATCCCCCAAGCGTTCATTTCGGCGGCGCGTTCCGGGCATTTTTTGTTGGGGCAACCGCCAGCGAATTCGGAAATGACGAGCTGTAGCGCGGTTCCCGGCGGCAGCGCGGCCGGTCGCTGTGTTCCGCAGTTTTTTTGCGGCGGTCTATCGTAGGGCCGCTTCGTGGTATAGCCACACTGCGGACAGTGCCACCGCCCGTCTGGTAGCCTCTCAAATTGACAGCTCATAAGACCACTACCAAATCGTTCGGCGTCACGCTTGATATGCAGCCATCGCCCGTTGTGCAGCCTGGCATCGCGTTGACGTAGGGCAATTCCAGTTCGACGCCCGCGCACGCAAAAGGATTGCTTACCGCCACTGCGAACAGATGCGCTGTTTCAAGGCCGCCAGGTCCATTTCCAACAACAACCCTTAGTGTTGTGCCAGTCGTGTCAAACCAAGCATAGACCCTCAATGACCATGTTTGGGCGCAACCTTGGTCTGGACAGAATGGGCTTGGAGCGGTGTAGTTCCAGAAACAATTTCGGGACACGTCTGGCTTTTGACACACCCCTGATAAGAACGTCGCAGTCGGATCTAGCGCAAGTACAACCGTTTGTCCGTTCTGGGTCAGGCAGCAGGCGGTGGTGACGCAATTGATGGGATTGTTTTCACTGTCGTAAAGATTGCTTGGCAACGTCACTTCGATGGTTGCTGGCAGTCCATCGCTGCATGGATTGCAAGCCCGGTCACAGAATGCACACGTCGCGTTGTCAACGTCGTGCTGGGTAAAACTGAAATCGTCAAACGAGACCGATGAGCTGCCGGCCCCTGTCCCCAGTCCACATTGAGTCCCGGCGATCGTGATCGATGACGAAGTGGAGACGGTCGCCAGATTAGTTCCCGCGGTCGTTACCACCACTCCCGACGAGTAGCAAATCACAAGCTGCAACTGCTCGGTGGCCTGAAAGCCGGCAATGGTTTGTGTGTCGCCTTTCTGCGTGTTGACGCCACTACTTCGCTGAAACAATTTTAGTGTTCCATTGCTTGCCCCTGGCTGGACTTCCGCGAACCAATAGTTGTTGTCGTCCACGTAAGCGATGACAAGCCGTCCGATGTCGCTGGTCGTGGCACAGGTGATTTTGACCGCGGCAAACACGCCGTTTAGACCGGCCGTAACGTCTGCCGTCGTGACTATTAATGCCGACGCGCTTGTGCAATCCAGGTCGCCACCGGACACCGCCCACGATCCGCTTCTGTCATCCCAATCCGTCGCCAGATTATCGACGCTGAAATCGTCGGAGAAGATTTCGCAGTTGCCGCACCCGCAATTTGAGCAAGGCACACTCATTCCGTTGGGCACTCCACTGCGTAGACGAACAGGCCGTCGCCGTGTTGCTCGTAGTACACGACGATACCCGTGCCAATGTCGACCAGCTCGTTGGTCACCTCGTCGTTTTCCCCGCTGTCGTTCGTCGTGCCGGCGTCGTAGCGGCTCACGGTCGCGGTGTCGCCCTTATCGAGCGCCTCGTCGGTGATGCCGCGAAACCGGCCGCCGCTGCTGGACCCGCACAGCTCCCACCGCCGGCTGCCGGCCATCCAGACGCACTGCACGAAGTCGTCCTCCGCCGCGCCCTCGCCGTCCTTGCGGTCATAAACCAGCCTGAGGCTGTCAGCTTCCTCCGCGGTCACCTCCTCACCCATCCGCACCCAGGTGCTGCCGTTGTAGCGGGCCGGATAAGCGCGGGCACTGCCGCCGGCTGACATCGCCTCGTACAGCTGGAAGTAGCGGACGCTCGTAGACGACGGCCGCGTATGCTCTTCGCGTTTTCGTTCGCGCTTCGACATGCGGTCACCCCATCGTCTCACCGCGGAAGGTGTCGAGCACCGCGGTCGTGGTTTGGGACGTGAAGTCGTATTTCATGCCGACGACGATCGGGTAGCGCTTGGTGGGGGCCGGGCCTGAGCTGGCGTCGTCGCTGGGATTGGCGTCGTCGCTGGGCGGCTTGCCCTGGTCGACCGTCGTCTGGAAGTCGATGCCCCGCCCATCGACGCCCAGGATCGGCCGGCCGAGGGCCCCGTTGGCCTTGTAGCCGCACCCGGTGAGCGTGATCGAACCGGCGACGCTGGCCTGGTTCCAATTCGCCAGCAGCTGCCGGGCAAAACTCATCGCCGCCAGCAGGTCGTCCACCTGGCTGGCGCGCAGCTCCTTCCTGATCACCTTTGATTTGTAGATCGACGACTTGTGGATGAACCGCTTTTTAAAGCGTGAGCCGACGTCGAGCGTCTCCACGCGCGTCGCTGGGTCGAGCGGTGAGTCCTCCTGCACGAACGCCACCAGGCGCCGGTCGGCCTGAATGGAGGCCGTCACCCGCACCTTGCCAACCGGCAGGCCCGTCTCCTCGTCGATCCCCTGGTCCATCAGCTCGACCGGAGGCACCTCGCCGTCGAACCGGATCCCGCACTCGTGCGAGAGAATGTTTACCTGCCGGCCCTCGGCCCCGATTTCCGTTAGCTTCTTCCACTCAGCGTCAGCGCTGTCCCACCACTCCACTTCGATCCCGCCGCAGGAGCCGATGGGGCTGCCGTCGGTGTTGAGCGTGATCGTCGGCTCAAACTTTCGCCGGCGGTTCACGCAGGGCCCGAGGAACGGGGCCAGATCGAACGTCCCCTCGATCCCATCCCGCAGGTCGTTGTAGTCGCCGGCCTCGTTGAGCACCCAGTCCCGCCACACCCGCGAGGTATTTTCCGGATCCTTCAGCGACCAGCTTTCGCTGGAATCGATCAGGTCCTCGTCGTCGGCCTCGTCGTGAGTGCTGTCCCACGCCGGGACCAGCTCCCAGGTCGCCTCGATCTGCACATAGTCACCGAGGACCCGGAACGCGTTGACGCAGCGGCTGCTCACGTCGGCCGTCAGGTCGAGGTCCTCGGCGTTGGTTTTATCCATGTCGAGGTCCTGACCGCTGGCCTGCATTTTGATGCGGCCGCCGGTCCCGCGGCCGCGGGCGAACACGCGGATCTGACGCTTGCCCGGTGACAGGTAGTCGATGCACCAATCGAACCCGTAAGGCCTCAGCAGGGCGTCCAGCTGCACGTTCAGGTATTGGCCCAGCGGCTGGCGGTGAGCCCGCAGCACGCGGTCGTCGGCCCCCATCATGTCCTTTAGCACCTTGGCGTCCGGGTTCTTAATGAACTCCTCGTCCCGGTTGCACTGATCGCAGAGCATGAGGACGGCCTGGCTGAGCGTCCAAAACTCCACCTCCTGGCCGTCGGCCGTCTTGGCCGTGGTGTCCCGCACCCGCTCGCTGCCGCTCACGGCCCCGGCCTGATCGGCAAACAGCAGCTGCTCAGGCGGCACGAATCCGGTCTTCTTCAAGTCGTTCGACTTCGACTTGTTGCCCACGCAGCGGCCGTCATATTCCGGGTTAAATACGACCTGCTCCTCGACGGTGATGAACCGCGGGTCCTCCTCCTCACCCTCCTGCTCGTCGCTTTCCTCCGCGGCCTCTTCCTCGACTTCCTCCTCGGCGTCAGCCGAGCCCTGGCTGGCAAAGCACCGCATGCCGTCGAGCGGCTTGCCGAAATGAAAACCCTCCACCCGGCTGACAAACCGGCGGGCCGCCCCGCCGGCCGCGATGCTGATCTGGTGGCCGCCGATCACGCCCCAGTGGATAACCTGCATCGACGTCGCCGCATTGGCCGCGGTGCCGTGCAGCGCCACGCTGATTTCGCACTCCTGACCGAGCCACGGGTGAGCGATCAGCCGCTCGGCTTTCTTTTCGACGAGCGGGAACTCTTCGATGATCGCCGTGTCCAGCTTGCCCCCGCCGGTCGACAGGTCGACCGTGAGCACGTGGGCTGTGTCCACCGCCTGGTTCTTGATCGTCACCTTGGTTTTTACGGCCGGCCGCTGCAGCATCACGCGCCTCTACTTGGTCTTCAGCTGCCGGAATTGCAGCCAGAACAGTTGGAACCAACCGTTGTCGAGCGTGGTGCTGTCCGGCCTGAGCGTGAGCACGCCGACGTCCTGAATCGGCCCCGGCTGCTCCTGACCCTGCAGCGGCATCGGCTCGAAGGACGCGAACGTCACGTTCTTGAATTCCTGGGCGACTTCGCCGCTCTCCTTCAGCGTCCCGTTTTTGCCCACCAGGTCGTCCAGCTCGGCGATCGCTTTGAGCAGCTGCTTTTGCGTGTAGCCGTTGTGCAGGATTATTTCGACGAACAGGTGGCGGCCGCCAGGCTCGTCGACGATTTCCCCCTCGCCCTTGAGACCCCAGTATTTCACCGTCCGCCGGGCCACCTCCGACGATCCGCGCACGATCGGGCCGTGGGTGTGGGTCAAACGCTTACCACTGAATTCAATCATCGGTCGCTGAGCCCTCCCGCGGCCGCCGGCTGCGGCTGGTTGCTGGCCGGCAGGCTTGTCACCTTTACCTCGGTGGGAGTCTTCCCCGCCGCCTCCTGCAGCTCCACCAGCTTTTGGAGCTGCTCTTCGACGCCCTTCAGGATTTCGATGCTGCGTTGATCCTCAGCAGAGATCGTGCGCGTCGTCGACGTCATTGGGACCGGGCCGAAGCCCACGCCACCCATCGCATAGGTCGAGTGCTCGGTGTTTTCGAGCACGCGCCTCCGGCGTTTCACGGACCCCATCAGGTCGCCCACCTTCCTCGACGGTGCGATCGTCTTCATGGCGTCCGAGTACTTTTGCTCGGTGGCGTAAACGCCGCTCTCCACCAGCAGCTCGCTCAGGCCCTGCTGCTCCAGGCCGGCCAGGGCCCGTGAAGGGTCCGAGCGGAAGCGCTCGAGGCCTTGCACCAGGCCGCGCTGCACTTCGGCAGTCTGCTGGCTGGGCATCGCTGCGATCCCCCCGGCCCGCGCCTCCTCGCGCGCCTGCACCTCCGCGTGATCGCCAGCCATCTCCCGCTTGAACTTTTCGAAGTCCTGAGCCACTTCGCCGCCGCCGGCCATCGACATGAGTGCCGGTTTGGCCTCCGGCATTCGCAATTGTCCAATAACTTTTTTTCCACGGTCACTGCCTGCAAACTTCAATATCTCGCTGAGCGACGCATTTGGCTTGCCCATCGCTCGGCTGAGTCTGCTAAGGAACGTTTGACCTGCCCCCACCGCTGCGCCGATGTTGCCCTCATCCATTCCGCCCTGCAACGCCATGAAAAACGCGCTAATATCACCGGCCTCATCCTTGCCACCACTGCGCAGTCTCTCGCGGGCGACCGCGGGCACCAGGTCCTTGGAAATCTCACCGATCGACGATTCGCTGAACCGCCGCATCTGGACGAGCTGAGCCACCGACTGCTGCGGGCTCAGGCCGGGCATCTGCTTTTGCATGTCGACGGCCCCGGCCGCCAGGTCAGGCAGCTCCTCCGCCAGGTGCGGAGCCAGCTTTTGCGCGTAGAGTCCCGTCTCGAGCGCCGCCCGATCGCTGCCGCCAGCGCCGCCTTCCTTTAGCGCCTTGGTGACCGTGGCCAGGCTCAGCTTCTGCTCGACGGTTGACCGCTCACCGACCGCCTTCACCAGCTCGTCGGCCGTCAGGTCGCTGCCGGGCCGCAGGGCGTCGATCGCCTTTCGCTGTGAGCCCGCCAGGTTCAGCTGCTGGTCCATCGCCGCCTTGTTTTTGCGGTTGATGTTGTCCAGCTCCTGACCGATCAGCTGCAGGCCCGTCTGCACGGTGAGGTAGGCGGACGCGGCCTTCAGCGCCGCCTTCGCCATTTCGTCGAAGCCGTCCTTCGACTTCTTGCTGGCTTTCTCGCTGGCCTTCTCGAGCGCCCGCAGGGCCTCCGCGTTCTGGACGATGGCCTGGTTGTTTTGCAGCCACGCGCGCACCGCCTGCGCCTGCTCCACCGTCAGCTCGATGCTTACCTTCTCACTCACTCAGGGGCCTCCATAGCGAGCCAGTAGCCGTCGGCCCACGTCAGCCGGTGACGTGGCAACAGGCCACGCCGCCAGGCCACGTGCGTCAGCCAACGGGGATGGAAACACGGGCCGTTTTTTTTTGATCGGTGACCGTGAGCAGCACGGGCAGGTCGACCGTGGCCTTGATCACCTGCTGCATGCCGCGGTCGTTCAGCAGGCCGAGCTGGGTGATCAGCTCAGCGTTCAGCCGATAGTTGAAGCTGAGGGCCTGCACGCAGTAGGCGAACGTCGCGGGCAGATCGAAGTCGGCGGCCAGCTTCTTGGTGCCCCGCGTGGCGTGCATCACGTGAAGCTGGGCCAGCTTCTCGAAGATGCCCTGAGCAAACACCTGGCTCGCCTCGTGAAAGGCCCGGTAGGCCTGATCGATCTGCCGGTCGTAAATGCCGTCGGGGCCCAGGCCGTGAACGTGGGGCATCAGGGGGGCCGCAGGGACGTGCCATTGCTGGCCGTCGCCCAAAGTCACCCAGTAGCCCGCGAGCGTCTCCTGCCGCTCCAGGTCGGCCGGCCTGACGCCGGCGGCCGGGTTCACCCCGACCCAGTAGTCGCCCTTCTTGAGCGGCCCGCTGGGGCTCGGCCGGCAGGGCTGCCACTGCCACCCGTCGACGATCCCCATCGGCGGATCGCTGCCGTCGCCCTTCAGCCAGGTGCAGCAGATCCCTGTGGTGCCGTCAGGCCCGCGGCCCGGCGGCTCGAACCACACTGGCGCCTGCCGGCTGTGACCCTCGCCGGCCAGGCCGGCCAGGCCGCAGGACGACAGGTGCTCGTCGCCGGCGGGAACGCCCCGCCGGCCCGGGAAATACAAAATGAAGTGCATCGCTCAGGGGGCCCCCACGGAGCCGCCCT